CAGCCAGTAATTATTCTAGACAAATGGACATCGTGTCCATTTGTCCCAACTATAAGAAAGAATCAGAGACATGAAGTTAGACGACGAAACGATAGAAGCCGTGCGCGCCGCATGGTCAGACCGTACCCGCAACATACACAACCTAAAGCGCCACACAATCCTTGAACGCTTGCGGATCAGGGGTTGGACGCTGGAGCAAGCGTTGAACACGCCAGTGATGACGCGGAGTCAGGCGGGCAAGATCGCCGCAAAAAATCCCTACTGGCGTAACTTTACGATTAAGGAGTCAAGCGATGAGCGATAAATGGCATGGCGGTAAGGGCAGTAAGCCTCGCCCTGTGAGCGACCGCAAGAAGTTCGAGGATAACTGGGACAAGATTTTTGGGAAGAAAGACAAGGACAAGAAAGACAGCGATACCCTCGACGGCACGCTCTACGATAGAGGAGAGCGCTGGTGAGCCAAGGACTGAAGAGGTACAGACGGAGCTTGATCTCGAAACTGACCGGAGCGCAACGCCGGATTGACGAGAACAAACGACTCGGCAAGAACTACAAAGCAGAATTTGAAAAGCTCGTGCTGATGCACGCGCTGCAAGCAGTAGATGACTACATGAACCCCGAAGGAGCTACCAATGAGAGCAAGACCCCCTGAGTTTTTACATTCCCTTTCCCTCCGCAAGCTGCGCAAAGACTTGCAGGAGGTGTGCCAAGAAGCCATGCGCTTGTCACGCACCAAAGGTCAGAACGAAGTGAAGCTGAACTTTACCGGCAAGGATTATGTTGCGTTGCAGAAGCGTCGTGACACGATCATCGACAAGATCAAAACCGTGTGGAACATGGAGGAGATCAAGTAATGGCTGACACCCCCGAGAAAAAAGTAAAGCGCAAGATTGTCGACATGCTGAAGCAGTACGGCATGTACTACTTCTATCCGGTGACTGGCGGTTACGGAGCCTCGGGAGTGCCAGACATTGTTGCGTGCTACAAGGGAAAGTTCATCGGCATCGAGGTTAAAGCCGACATGAAAAAGAACAAACCGACAGCGCTGCAACAGAAGAACCTGCGTGAAATCGACGAGAACGGCGGTGTTGCCCTCGTGATCGACGCGTTCAATCTAGACCACCTAAAACAAACTATTGAGTCCCTTGACATGTAGATTTCGATCAGCTAGAAAGCCCCCCTGCCTTGGGCAGACATACCTCGATAAACACGCTGACTAAATGAGGAGCAGCACATGACACCGATAGTCCTAGACTTCGAGACCTTTTGGTCTCAGACACACTCGCTGACGAAGATTCACCCAGTTGAATATGTCATGCACCCCGAGACCGAGATTCAGTCGGTCGCAATAAAAGTAGCCAACGATGAGCCGTTCGTTCTGTTCGGCGAGAAAGCGATCCAGAACTGGGTCGATGCTACTGACTTCTCTGACGCCATGCTGATAGCCCATAACATGTCTGGCTTTGACGCCATGATTTGTGCGTGGCGTTTTGGCATCAAGCCAAAGGCGTGGGGCTGTACGCTCGCTATGTCGCGCGCACTTGGCTTCGCCAAAACTGTAGGCGGATCGCTGAAGAAGGTAGCGGAGGATCTTGGAGTGGGCAAAAAGCTCGACCTCGAAGCCACCAACACCAAGGGCAAAAAGCTCGCTGACTTCACGGACGACGAGTTGAGTGCCATGACCACATACAACATCGTTGACACTGAACTCTGCTACAAAATATTCAACCGTTTAGCCCCCCAACTAGGGCAGCGAGAGTTGAAGCTGATCGACATGACGATCCGAATGCTGGTTGAGCCGCAGTTTGATCTGGACTTCGGGCTACTTGGGCACACACTGATCGACATTCAAGAGAAGCAGAGAAAGATGCTGCTCGATGTGGCGGAGCAGGTTTCTGATGAACCTGTCGAGCTGCTGAGTGACGACGAGAAGGTTGAGATCGCCAAGAAGATTCTGGCCTCGGCCCCGAAGTTCGCTAAGTATCTAACGGCGAAGGGCGTTGAAGTTCCGATGAAGCAGTCGCCGTCGAACCCAGAGAAGATGATTCCCGCTCTTGCGAAGTCCGACGAAGAGTTCCTTGCTCTGCAAGAACATGAGGACTTTGAGGTGGCTGCCGCCGCAAGCGCCCGCCTGAATGTTAAGAGCACGATCCTTGAGTCACGCATTCAGCAGTTTATGGCCTGCGGTAAAGCGGCTAACGGTAAGATGCCAGTTGCTCTGAATTACTACGGCGCTGACACCACTGGGCGATGGTCTGGCACGATGAAGATGAACCAGCAGAATCTTCCGCGCATCAACCCCTACAAGCCCGCACCAAGCGATGCGCTACGCAAAAGTCTCCTCGCGCCGGATGGTTACAGGGTGGTGGTCGCTGACTTGTCAGGCATCGAGCTGCGTGTGAATCACTTCCTGTGGCAAGAGCCGAGCAGTATGTCCTTGTTTAAAGACGATCCTGAGAACGCCGATCTCTATAAAGACTTTGCCAGCAAGCTGTACAACAAGCCCGTTGACGAAGTTACGAAGCAAGAGCGTCAGGTGGGTAAGGTCGCGCACCTCGGTCTAGGCTTCGGTGCTGGTGGGCCGACATTCCAGAAAGTTGCAAAGACGATGGGTGGTGTTGAGCTGACTGAACCAGAGGCGTACGACATCGTGAACCGTTGGCGTTTCGCGTACCCGCTGATTACGCAGGGGTGGAAAACCTGCCATGCGGCGCTGGAGCACATCTACCACGGGCATGAAGGCATACCGATTGACCCCGCTGGGCTATGCAAGACAACGAAAGGTGGGATCAAAACGCCGCTAGGCATGATCCGCTACCCGCATTTAAGAATGGAGACCGACAAGGAGTCCGGCAAGCGTGAGTGGGTGTACGGCGAAGGCCGACGCAAGGCTCGCATTTACGCTGGAAAAGTTACGGAGAACATCGTGCAGCACCTTGCTCGCGAAGTGATCTCCGACCACATGTTGAAGGTGGCTAAGACTGAACTGGGCAAAACGTATTTGCCTGCGTTAACGGTTCACGATGAGCTGGTGTATGTGGTGCGTGAAGAGCATGCGCAAGAAATGCTCGATCTGGTGCAGTCCATTATGAGGGATGGCTGCGATTGGTGGCCCGAGCTAATCACATGGAGCGAGGGTGATATTGCTACTACTTACGGAGACGCAAAATGATGATGTCGAAAGACCAGTTGGAAGCGGTCTCTGGAATTGTCGGTCGCATAGTTGAAGGCAAAAACCGTGTAGCAGTTCTCACTGGCGCCGCTGGCACTGGAAAAACATTTACGCTGCAACACTTGATTGAGCAGTTGGGAACCGTCGGTAAGCTGAATGGAGTGCAGTGGACCGTGCAGCTTACAGCTACAACCAACAAAGCTGCCAAGGTTCTAGCAGACTCCACAAATATGGAAGCGACCACAGTATATAAGGCGCTAGGAATAACTGTAGTAAACAAAGACGACAACTCTGGGGAAAAAACCATACGCCAGAAAAGTGAGCCGTACTTCCCGCCGCACACGCTACTGGTCATAGATGAAGCCTCTATGGTTGGAAACGAGCTGCTGAAGTACATATTCAAAGTCGAACAAGACAACCCAAAGCTTTTTATTCTGTTCGTGGGGGATAAATACCAGCTGCTGCCAGTAAACGATAAATGTTTAATTTTTAATGGGAAGATACCCACCTACGATTTAACGACAATCCACAGGCAGAAGGGTGGAAGCCCTATAGTGGACACGGCAACAGAGTGGCGACAGTTTGTGTCTGGCGTGCGAACAGAACTGCCAACACTACGCACCATGCTAGATAAACACGGTTCCGGCATACACGTCCTGTCTCCTAAAGAGTTCTACAGCAAGCTGCAAGAAGTTTATGAAATGGCTGACTTGCTTTACGGGTACGAGGGGTTAAAGATCTTGTCGTACACAAATAAGAAGGTCCAGAAATACAATAATTTTATTCGCAAGCTGCTGTTGGGTGAGGACGCGCTGAACACTCCGTTCTCTGTCGGCGAGACCGTGGTTGCAAAAGAGCCCATACATCAAAGGATCGAGGGCAGTTGGGAGTACGAAATGATTTTTCACACAGAAGATTCGTTCCCCATACTAGAAATGCGTGGCCCGACTAAGGATAGAAACGGGGTTGAAGTTTTTGACGTGCTCACAGAACGGTACAAGTTCAACTCCGAAGGCGAACGCGAGATGGTATCGGTGAAGCTGAAAGCCCCAGTTACCGCTGAAGCATACGCACGCCACAGAGCAATCATGCGGGTAGACGCGCTGCAAGCGCTGGCCGTGAGAGACCAGCTTGAAAATAGCGGCGCGGCGTCACAAGACGTTGCTAAGGCAGAACATCGGCGCAAAGTTGGCTGGGCTAAGTTTTTTGGGGCTGAGCAAGAGTATGCTCAAATCAACCCAATCTATTCGTCCACGGTTCACAAAGCTCAGGGGAGCACTTACGAAGATGTTTTCGTGGACTACATGGATATGAAGCAAAACAGGAACTTGGAAGAACGTGCTAGACTTGTTTATACCGCGCTCACCCGAGCGAAACATAACGTGTATATATTAGCCTAAAGGAACCGCATGCCAGCAGCTTGGAGCTTCAGCTCGATAAAGACGTTTGAGACTTGCCCTCGGAAATATCACGCCGAGAAGGTAGAGAAGTTGTACCCCTTCGTTGAGACGGAGCACACGATCTACGGCAAAGAAGTTCATAAAGTTGCTGAGGAATACATCCGCGACGGTAAGGAGATCCCGAAGGGCCACCTCAAGTTCAAACCAGCGCTCGATTCCCTGAACAAGATCGAAGGGGAGAAGCTGTGCGAGCTTGAGATGGCTCTGACGGTCGACAAAAAACCAACCAAGTTCCGCTCCAAAGAGGCATGGGTGCGAGGAATCGCTGACCTTGTAATTCTCAACGGGGAGCGGGCGTGGATCGTGGACTACAAGACTGGCTCCGCCAAGTACCCTGACAAGGGGCAGCTGGAACTCATGGCGCTCATGGTGTTCGAGCATTACCCAGAGGTGAAGGAAGTCAAGGCGGCATTGGTTTTCCTGCTGCACGATGTCGTCATCAAGGCGTCGTACGACAAGCAAGACCAGCCATTTCTGTGGGGTAAGTGGGATAAGAAAGCAGGGCTTTTACAGGCGGCGTTTGACAACGATAATTGGCCTGCAAACCCGAACGGCCTGTGCCGTAAGTGGTGTCCCGTGAAACACTGTGAGTTCTGTGGAGGCTGATATGCCGCGTAATCCGAGAGACTATAAAGCTGAGCGTAAGTACGATGGCAAGCCCGCCGTCAAGAAGAAGCGTGCCGCACGCAATCGTGCCCGCTACCAGCTGATGAAAGAGGGCAAGGTTCGTAAGGGCGACGGCATGGATGTTGACCACAAAACCCCGATGGCGAAGGGCGGTGGCAACGGGCGCAGCAACCTGCGTGCAGTGCCTGCCAGCAAGAATCGTAGCTTCAAAAGAACTAAGTCCGCCAAGATGAAATAGGGCTTGGCAAGGCACGACCGCAGCGTTAGACTGTGGAGTGCCGCCTCGTGAAAGCGGGGGACATACAACATGACGGATAACCGTCAGACTACTTCAGGAAGATCATGGAAGTCATTGATAATAGAGGGCTTTTAGTCCGCGTTTCCGACCACGAAAAGTTCACCACGGCGATTCAGCAGAGCCGCTACCTGCGCGAAGTAGGTGAAGGCGCTCACGAAGTGCTGGTCAAGTGGAGCCTAGAAAATACCCGCCGCCTAGCTAACTTAGGCATCCGCAAGGCCCCCAGTCCGATCCTGCGGGACTACGACTGGCCGGGCACTTTTGCCCCCTACGACCACCAGAAACAGACGGCCAGCTTCCTGACCGCCAACAACCGTGCGTTCTGTTTCTCGGAACAGGGCACAGGTAAGACTGGTGCGGTGATCTGGGCGGCGGATTACCTCATGCGGATCGGCGACATCAAGCGCGTGCTGATTGTTGCCCCCCTGTCGATCATGCACTCGGCGTGGATGCAGGACATTTTCAAGATCGCCATGCACCGCACCGCTGCCGTTGCTCACGGCAGTAAAGAGACCCGCAAGAAAGTAATCCTCGGAGACTACGAGTTCGTCATCATCAACTATGACGGCGTGCCCACGGTGGTTGAGGAGCTTCAGCAGGGGCAGTTTGATCTGGTGGTGGCTGACGAGGCGAACTTCGTCAAGACGGCCAGCACGCGCCGCTGGAAGGCCCTGAACAAGGTGATTACTCCCAGCACAAAACTGTGGATGCTGACAGGCACACCAGCCGCTCAGAGTCCTGTGGACGCCTTCGGGCTGGCAAAGATGGCAGTGCCTCAGCGAGTGCCGCAGTACTTCGGGACTTGGCGCGATAAAGTTATGGTGAAGGTGACGCAGTTCAAATGGGTCCCCAACCCGAACGCCACCAAGCTGGTCAACGCTGTACTCCAGCCAGCCATCCGCTTTACTAAAGCCGAGTGCCTTGATCTGCCGCCGATGACATACCAGACGCGTGAGATCGAGCTGACTCCTCAGCAAAAGAAGTTTTACAAAGAGCTGAAGAAGCAAATGATGGTGGAGGCCGCAGGTGAGCAGATCACCGCTGTCCACGCAGCGGCTGGCCTGAACAAGCTGCTCCAGCTGAGCTGCGGGGCGGTGTACTCCGATGACGGAGAGACCGTGCAGTTCGATGCCAAGAATCGTCTGGATGAAATCGTGGAGGTGGTGCGGGAGGCCGCGCACAAGGTGATCGTGTTTGTGCCGTTCCGCCACGCCATCGAGATCGTGATTGACCGACTCCGCAGGGAGAAAATCACCGCTGAGATCATTAGCGGAGCCGTGCCGATGAAGCAGCGCACGGCGATCTTCAAGGCATTTCAGGAGGAGGACGACCCACGAGTGCTGGTGATCCAGCCCCAATCTGCTGCGCACGGCGTGACGCTGACCGCTGCGGATACGATCGTTTGGTTTGGGCCAGTGGCGTCAGTTGAGACGTGGTTGCAGGCCAACGAGCGTATAAATAGGCCGTCACAACAAAATAAAATGACTGTGATAAAAATTTACGGCTCAGAGGTTGAAAAAAGGGTTTATGATGCGTTAGAATCAAAGGAAGCTAACCAGAAAGATCTGGTAGCACTATACGAACAAGAACTTCGCAGCTAAAGCTGCACACTTCAGAGGTAACAACATGGACACAGCAAAGCTGGTTTCAGCGTATATCCGCCTTCGCGACGCTCGCGCCGATCTCAAGCACAAGTTTGATGAGGAAGATGGCGCGCTCAAAGAGAAGATGGACACCATCGAAAACGCCCTGCTCGATCTTGCCAAAGAGCATGGGCTGGAAAGCATGAAAACCCCGTACGGCACTGCCTCTCGTGTGGTGCGTACTCGGTATTGGGCCCCTGACTGGGACTCATTCAAAGACTTCTTGCGGGAGCAGGGGGAGGACGGCTTCGACCTAGTTGAGCGCCGGATTCACCAAGGCAACTTCAAGGAATTTCTGGAGAACCATCCAGATGTGGCGCCGCCTGTCAATTCCGACAGTCGGTATTCAATCGTCGTGCGAAGAGGTAACAAATCGTGAGCGACCTTGGACTGTTAACCACCAAAGAGGCAGCTGAAATGCTTCGGCTTTCAGAATCGGCTCTGAACAAGTTGCGCTACGAGGGTCAGATTCCCTTTGTTCGACTTGGGAAAAAGGTGTTTTTTACTAGAGAGCAGCTGGAGAAGTACGTTGATTCCCAGCAATTTGTTTACACACAGAAGGAGACTAAGTGATGTCTGATATGACTTTGTTTGAAAACGGGGCGGCAACGCTTCCGGCCCACCTGCAAGGTGGCGAACTTTCCGATACCGCAAAGGCACTTGCTGGCGGTGGTGTAGGCCAGTCCCTGAAGCGCATTAGCTTTAAGGGCTCTGTGTTCCGCATGATGGCGGGCTCACAGGAAGTAGCGCAGAACGAAGATCGTGCGATGAACATGATCGTCGTGAAATCTGCTCCGGCTATCGCACGCACCTACTACGAAGGCAGCTACAAGGAAGGCGTGGTCAGCAGCCCAGCTTGCTGGTCTGACGACGGCAACGCGCCAAGCCCGAATGTAGAAGATCCGCAGGCCAGCCTGTGTGCCAACTGCCCACAAAATGTTAAGGGTTCAGGTCAGGGCGACTCTCGTGCCTGCCGTTACTCTGCGCGTTTGGCAGTGGTACTGGAAGGCGACCAGAAGGGTGATGTGTATGGCATCACGCTGCCTGCTACCTCGGTGTTCGGTAAGGCTGAAGATGGCAGCAAGTATGCACCGCTTCAGGCGTATGTCCGCAAGCTGGCTGAGTTTGGCTTCGACATCGTGAAGGTTGTGACTGAGGTGAAGTTTGACACCAAGTCACCAGTGCCGAAGCTGATGTTCCGCGCAGTTCGTCCGCTGGATGAGGCTGAGTGGGCTGTGGCTCAGGAGAAGGCTAAGTCCAGCGAGGCTAAGGCGCACACTGGCGACCGCCAGTTCGCTAAGCGTGAGGACGAGGAAACCCTGAAGGCGAACGACGGGTTTGAAAAGCCAAAGGCTGAGGCCCAAGAGCCGAAGGTTGTTTCCAAGAAAAAGGAAGCGGCTCCGGCAGAGAAGGCTGATGTTGCGTCCATTCTTGACGAGTGGGGCGACGAATAATGCAGTACTCCAGCCTCAGCGACACTGAAGTCTTGAGGCTGGTTAAGTCGGTAATTGAGCTGGATGGTAGGACATCTGTTGGAGTAAATAAGCAACTTCTTAACGAGCTTGCTGAACGCTTCGAGCTGATGCTATCTTCAGTTCCCCCCGCTCGACAGGCGGAAGCCGACCCAAACCAGCTGAAATTATTCTGAGCCACTAAGGGCGGCTAGGGCTTCGTGCCCGAAAACGGTAGGCGTAACCGCTGCCGCCCATTACTACTCGCCGGAACCACTTAATGAGCCCGACAACCGATTTCCTACACGAAGTGCTGCCAGAGGAAGGCCGCTATTGTGTAGTTGGCATAAGTGACGGAAAAGTCCTTCAAGAATTTGTAGATGACATCGACACCTTGGCCGAGCGTGCTGAGAGTTTTGTCGATCGTAAAATTGATGCGTACTTCGCTGTTGCTTCGTACAAGGAAGGCAGCGAGAAGCGCACCCAAGAAAATGCCCAGTGGATGAAGTCATTCTGGCTTGATCTGGATTGTGGCACGAACAAGCCATACCCGAGTCAGGCTGAAGCCCTCGAAGCCCTTGAGAAGTTCAGGGTAGAGGTCAAGCTGCCGCAGCCAACCATCGTCAATTCTGGCAACGGGATTCACGTTTACTGGCTGCTAACTCAGTACATCCCCAGTTCTGCGTGGTCGCCCATAGCCGAAAAGCTGAAGCACGCGTGTGACCACCTCGGCTTGAAGGCTGACCCAGCAGTTACCGCTGATGAAGCGCGCATTCTGCGCATACCGCAGACGCTGAACTTCAAGAACCCCGACGACCCGAAGCAAGTTATTCAGTGCGAACACGGTGAGCCGATTGACGTTGATCTGTTTGCTGACTGCTTAGCTGCACTCGACCTGCCGGAGCCGAAGAAACCCCGCGTAAAGGTTGATATGGAGGGGTTGAGTGAAACGGCCAAGGCTCTGCTCGGCAACAAGCAGTCCCGCTTCAGCACCATCGCTCAGAAAAGTCTCAAGGACAAAGGCTGTAACTTCATAAAAGAAGTTCTGGTGAACCAAGCCAACCTTGAAGAGCCGCTCTGGCGTGCTGGGCTGTCGATTGCGTGGGCTTGCGTTGACCGCGACACGGCCATACACAGGATGTCGAACAAGCACCCTGACTACAACCCAGACAACACGCTGGAGAAAGCCAGCCTGACCAAAGGCCCATACACATGCGCCGTGATTAAAGGGTTGGACTCCAGTATCTGCCAAGGTTGCCCGCAGCAAGTTACCAGTCCTATCCAACTGGGTGCGGAAATCAAGCGGGATGTTAGTGCGCTGTTTGAAGCACCGGACGAGGAAGAGGAAAGCGACGGAAGCATCAGCACTCAGGCAGTAAAACAGGCGTTGTTCAAGCCGCCGTTCCCATACTTCCGAGGTGCAAATGGCGGCGTTTACCGTGAAGAGCGCGATTCGGAAGGCGACAAGATCGAAATAATGATCTACGAAAACGACCTCTACGCCTCTACTCGTTTAGTTGATCCGAATGACGGTGAGTGCGTGGTTTTTCACCTGCACCTGCCTATGGACGGAGAGAGGGAGTTCATGGTTCCACTGAAGGACATGCACACTCCAGACCAGTTTAAGAAGATCCTTGGGGGCAAGGGGGTTGCCGCCAGTAAAAACCAGATGAAAGAGATTATGGACTACGCAATTCGCTACACAAAAGAACTTCAAATGCGGGAGCGGGCTAAAGAGGCTAGGCTTCAGTTTGGCTGGCACGCAGGCAACACCGAGTGGGTTGTCGGCCATAAAGTCTATGGGAAGGGGGGCAGCTCTCATAACTTTCCAAGCAGTACCACGGCAAACATCATCGACTCGTTTGGCGTAAAAGGTTCGCTGGCTGCATGGAAAGACATTTACAACGCCATCAGCGGGCCGGGCATGGAAGCATTGCAGCTTGTTGCCCTGTCAGGTTTTGGCTCTCCCCTGATGAAGTTTACCGGCGTGGCTGGCGGGGTTATCAACCTAATCAGTAACGCCTCGGGTACAGGTAAATCAACTGCTGGCCGCCTAGCATTGAGTGTGTTCGGGCATCCAGAAAAAACCATGCTGACTCAGCGCGACACACTGGCCTCCCGTCAGCACCGTCTCGGCGTGCATAACAATCTTGTGGCAATGTCGGACGAGATGACTAACGCACAAGCTGAGTTCCTGTCGGACGAAATCTACGGAACGTCACAGGGCCGTGGCCGCAACCGCATGAACGCCACCAGTAACACTGAGCGTCACAACGAGGCCACTTGGAATCTTATCCACCTGATGAACTCGAACTCGTCAATGGTCAGCAAGCTAGTGAAGCTGAAGGCCCGCCCTGACGGGGAAATGATGCGTTTGATCGAAATCCACGTTAAGCGCCAAGTTATCGAAGGGGCCGATGTTCTGTTCGCCAAGCTGGATGAAAACTATGGCGTAGCGGGCGAAGTGTATGCCCCGTGGCTGGTCGCAAACGCTGAGAAGATCCCTGAGCTTATAGACAAGCAGCGTGAGCGCCTGTGGAAAAAGATCGGCAAACGGATCGAAGAGCGATTCCACATTTCTACATACGCATCAAACCTAGTCGGCGGGCGGATCTCACACAAACTGGGTCTGCATGATTTCGACATGGACAACCTTGAAGAGTGGTGCTGCAACCAGATCGTGTCCACCCGCACCAGTATGCAGGCGGAAATTGCGGACGCGTACGAACTCGTGGGTGAGTTTATTTACGAGAACCTGCGCCAGACCGCCGTTATTGCCAGAGAGCAGCTCATGTCTACTGGGGTGGCGAACGACTACGGCAAGATCACTCCGAACGGTGGCAGCTGTACGGTGCGTTTTGAAGAAGATAGCAATCTTCTGTATATCTCATATAAGGATTTACGCGATTACTGCACCGACCGCCAGTTCACGATTGACGATGTGCTGGACGAGTGTGCCGTACCGGGCGGTCCGTACACTTACCGTAAAAAAGTTAAGAAAAGAATGCTCGCCAAGACCAGATTCACCATGTCCCCACCAGTGGCAGCAGCAGAGTTCCTCGTAGCGCCAGAAGAAGCCGAAGCATTTAAGGCTCAGATTGAAGCTATGCCGGAGGAAAATGATGCTGAAATGGAATATTAAAGCGGCAGTCAGCGGGATGCGGGTGGGGGACAGTTTTTTTGTCCCCTGCCTAGATTGTAAGCACCTAGAAGGCAAAATCCGCAGGGTAGCCAAGGAATTTGGCTATACATTCCAGATAAAAAATGTAACGGAAGAGTTCGTAAAAGGTTTACGGGCGTGGAGAGTGCGGTAGAATCCGAGCCACAGTGATTCTTCATCGCTCGATTCCTCGGGCTTCCCTCCTCCAGCAGGAGTCACTGGTCTCTGAAGTGGTTGCCCCCTCCTTGCGAGGGGGCTTTTTTACATGTTGATGAACTTCCGCATGCCCTTCAGATCAAGGCTCTTCAACAGCTGACGCTCATATTCCTGCAAGTCCTCGATAATCTGGCGCTTCTCGGCTGGATCTACATCACGCATATTCGTAACGCGCTCCTGCTGCTTACGTATCTCACCAAGTTTCTTGCTCAGGTCACGCATGGTTTTAGCCATCGCCACCTTCTCAAGGTTGCTGTCCCTAGCGAGGAACGGATCGAGAGAATCTGGGTCGTTCGCCTGAATGTTCAGGTAGGACTTGTAGGCGGTGTTCACTTCGCGCGCCATGTCGTAGTACATCGCGCGCATGCCTGAGCCGTATTCTTTGTTGATGAAGCGGCTGAGGCCGGGGAAAGTAGCCATCGTGTCTTGGAAGCTCTTGCTCGGGCGTACGCCTTGCAGCGAGCCAAACATATTAGAACTCCACAATACTGCACCAGCCGCCGACCCGAAGGTGCCACGCAACCAGTTATCCAGTTTGATCGGGGAAATATCTAGCCCTTCACCGATTAGCTTGGACAGTTCTGACGTGTACGGGCTGTACTGCAAATACGGCTCAAGGTCAGCGTAACGCTGGCTGACAAGCTGACGGCCAGTGTAGAAGTTGTAGTCCAGCAGCCACTCAACAGTTGGCTTAAAGATTTGCGGGACGGTAGTCGGGCTGAATAATGCGTGCTGGAGCGCCGTGCTAACGGAACGCTTAAATGTTTCAGCATCTTCAGTCGCGGAGTCCATGCTCAACCGCACCATGTGCTCAGTCAGAATCTTCGGCAGCAGGAACAAGTCAGTACGGAGCGGAATGCCAAAGCCGCCAGTGCCCGGAATCATCAACATACGGTCACGCATTGGGCCGTCCAACTCTTCGTAATCGTCGTCACCGGACATCAGCATGGAGTACATATAGGTCATGGCAACAACCATGCCCACATTCTTCATCAACACACCCCACTGCGCTTTATTGCGTGGAGAGATGCCTTCACCAGCCAGCACGTTCATTTGAACATTCAACGCCTGTAAGTAGGCGTTAAAGAACGGCACCGTGCGAGCCATAAACTGAACGAATGACGAAGAACCCTTGCGGCGGAAGTTAATCACCTCAAACGCTCTTTCGATCGCTTCGGCCTTGCTCACGCCATCCGCCAGAGATAGGTCATAAATTGCCTGACGCACGGCGTTATCCGAGGCCATTGAGAAGTGTTCAGCGGAACGGAGCGCCTTGGTCATAAACCCAGCGCGGTTCGGACGCATATTGGTGGCAAAGCGCTCCATCTCCTCACGCACCACAGCCGCACTGTAGTCTTTTACCCCAACAGTGCCGTAGCGGGTCAGTTCTTCGTGCGCTTTACTGGTGCCGTTCAGGGTCTTAACGAACTCTTTAATCACCTTGAACGGCAGCTGAATCGCCTTCATCGGCGGCAGGCCGGATGAGAGCATCGCACCGAAGGAGTCCTGCGTGAGCTGGCCGAGGGAGAAGATCGGGTTGAGTACAACGGATTTACGGAGCAAATTGGTGAACTTGGCCGCCATACCGAGCATCGGGATGCCCGCAGTCTCCATACCAGAGAAGGCTTCTAGCCAGACCGGATCATCAGCAACGAACTCAGTCTTTTTGCCATCCACCCAGATGAACGCACGACGGGCCTTTTCATCAGGGGACACAGCCACTTTCTGCTCAGCCATGCCCAGACCAACCATCTCGCGCATCATCTGGCGGGCGGAGTTGTTACGCACCGCAGCCTCGATGTAGTACTCAGTCCAGCGAGCCATGTTGTCGAACACGTTGTTGACCGGGCGGTCGGTGCCCTTCAGACGCTTACGATCTGGTGCAGAAACTAAGCCGCTGATGTACTCGCGTGGGCCCTCACCAGCTTCGATCTGGGTCTGGCGGTAGAACGGAACATAGTCAACATTGTCCAGCCAGATTTCTGCTTGTTCCGCAGAAACCATTCCAGATTGCTCTACGATCTTCATCGCGTTCTGGCGAATCTGATTCCAAGTTTCAGCAATCTGCTCGACTTCTGGATACTGCTCAGCAATCTTCAGGCCAGCGTTAATCTGCTCCAGCGACTTATGCACGCGGGTGCGTTCGCCGGTCTTTTTGTTTTTCGGAAGATAAATCTCTTGTAGGCGCTTGGCTTCCTTGATGTCGCCCGGACGACCACGCTTGCGTAAGGACTCAACCCGACGCTGGATAAGGATTTCTTCCTTACGGATGCTGTTAAGGCGGGCAGCTTCCAGATACGTGTGCGCCAGAGACTCACCCATCATCATGTCTAGGCCGTTCTTCTCGGCCATGATCTGAATCTGTTTAATCAGCTCAGGGAAGTTGGCAGCGCTTTCTTCTGCGCGCCACTTGTATGCCTGCTGGTCGTATTTCAGGTCGCCCAACTCAAGGAACTTACTAGCCAGTGCCTCGGCGTGGTAAGCCTGCGAGGTTGACATGTTTAGGGCACGACCGATGATTTCAGCTTCATTGTCAGTCATGGCACGAACACGACGGCGGGCTTCGCGTTGAGCGGCTGCATCAGCCGACAACATCCTAGTTACTGCCTTGTCGATCAGGCTGCGGCCATCGTTCGCAAAGTCCTTCTTGGTCTTCGGAACTTTGTTGCCTTGAGCATCTTCCTTGTGGGAATACTGCTTGACTATTTCTTTGGCGCGCTCGGTGCGGGTAGTGGCTGAATCGTCGACAAACACCTCGTTGCCAGCACCGTTGACTAGGCGTTGGGCCATCTCCATAGCCTTCTTGTTGATGCTAAATACAAGAGTTGGCTCTTCAGGATTCAGAATATCCTGATATTCACGGATGATGCTGACTGCTTCAGTGAGGTCTTCCTTGCTCTTCGATTTGCGAAGGATCTTCAGAGCGTCAGAAATAGCTTGATAGTCTTCACCCTCGTCTTTAGCGAGCTTGATGAGCTTGGCCGCCTTTCTACGCAGAGCCTGCACCTGCAACTCAAAATCAGCGTATTCAGCAACAACACTGTCAGTATCGTCTAGCGTGAAACCTTCCACATCGCTCATGTCGATGTCGTTGATGTAAGTAACGCGAGGGTCCCACTCTTTCTCACGCTGGCGAAGGGATTTGATGAACCCAGTAGCATCGACATACGGGAACGCACGTTTTTGTGTTCTGGTGCGCACGCGCTCAACCGCCGCTTTAACACGAGCAATGCCCGGTTCCTCACCTTCAACTCGTTGCGGTCTAGGAAGTACTTCTTCGATGGCTTCCGCCGTGCGGACTTTCTGCTCACGCTTCTTAGCCGCTTCCGGCGCACGTTCCACTTTGTAGGCGCTAGGAAGTTCGTCTCTTTGACGGCGCTGGTCCGCCTCAGCCTGCGACTTCTGCACCTCTTCAGCGACCATAGCCTTGATGCGGGCTTCGGCCTCAGCTTCAGCTCGGGCGGCTTCTTCCACCGCTTTTTGCTGCCTTTCAGTTACCGCTTTAACCGCAGCAGGTGAGGCTTCTTCTCGGAATATAGCGTAAGCCCTGCGGCCAACTTCTCGGTTAGCCTCGATGATGTCTTCCCTAGTAACAGGGTTGAGGTCCGAGTAAACCTGATCTATTAAGTCACGCATTTCGCTGGCGGTAGTTCCAGCGATAGGCTTTTTGAATACTCGCTGGTGCATGGCTGTGATGCCACGCATGGCGTTGTCTTTGCCTGCTTCTATTTTAGACTTAGTAACTTCGCTAACGCCCACTTCTGGAGTCGCTTCGGAAACGGCTTCCTCGGGTCCTGCACGAACGCCAGCAGGCTCTTCGCCCACTCTAGTAGTAGGCTGGACAGCAGGCTCACCAGTAGGCTCCACGACAGCTTCCGCAGCAGCTTTTGGCTTAACTCTTTTAGCTTGTGGAGCAATGACGTTATACGCATTGAGCAACTCCGTAAATGCTGTGTTGGCCTCTAGGCCGAGGATGTCAGCGATCGCTTGAACAAATCTAGTCCAAAGTGAGCGGCCCTTATACTGAATGGAGTTTAAGTAGTCCTGAAACTTCGTATCCGACATACCATCAGATATAAACTCGTGGATGGTTGTGAACCCATACATATCGGCTCTACCATCTTTTTTAGCGATACCACGAGTGTACCGATACAGATTGTCTAAACGTTTAACCGCCTCTCTCTGGGCTTTAGTGCGTGGATTTTCTATAACAGAATGCGTAGCGTGGTGCGTTAACTCATGCGCAGCAGTGCGGAACCACCCTTCTTTCATGGCAGTAAATTCTTCGCGGGTTACGTTCTGCTGATAAACTCCGTTAGGACCTTGGCGGATTGCCTCTAGTAGAATGTTAGCGAAACTAACATTCAACCTGACTTCTTTCTTTTTGTAGTCGTACTGCCCTATGGCATTTCCCGTATCACGCAGGGTTATAGAGGTCGGGGGGTCGATCATTGCACGACGAGCAACTTCAGCAATTAACGGATCGTATGAACGGCTAATAAGTTCTAAAGCGCCGTTTACGTCCCCAGCCTTAAACAGGTTGAGGAGGCTTACAACATTCTCGTCGCTTGTGTGGTCGATAGTCTGATCTAGTGTAGAGGGCTCTCTTCCAACTCCTCCAAAGTCTCGTACAGTAGCGCCGCCACCGCGTGCCACTCCTCCCGCTTGAGGTGCCGTAACCCCCTCGGCGGCACCGGGCTGGGGCTCAACTCCAGCCACCGCCACGCCCTCGCCAGCTGGCTGCTGGACATCGGTAACTTCCGGTTCGACACTCGGAACACCACGTACGGGTACTGGTTCTTGGGCAGCTTCACTCGGTACTCCTTCAAACGCCTGAGCCACTTGCTCTGGACTGTACTCAGATTCAGCCAGCGAACGAATCGCAGCTCGCCCTGCTTCATCAGTTGAGCTGTTGTAGAGGTCAACATATTCCTGAAGCCCAATCGGTAAAGGTTCAGACGGCTGCAAACCGGTGGGTTCTTCCACTTCCTCAGCAACTACAGGAGCAGCTTCTGGGGCGGCGGCAACTTCTGGGGCGGCGGCAGCTTCTGGGGCGGGTTGGGCGATAGCAGCTACATCGGCGTCGTAAGTAGAGTCAAGGCTCAGCTTCAGTTTGCTCCGCATGATGCGGTCTACCATAGCCCCACTCGTGGTCTTGTCTAAAATATTTTCTAGGAAGTCACGGGCGCCAACACGACCTTCAGGCGTGCTCAAATCAAACTGGGCAAGTTGATCTTTTGCTTTACCTTTTAGCTTTAAGTCCTCGATTTCTGGAGTGATCTGAGGGGCCGCAGCAGCCTGCGCCTGCTGCGCCTGCTGCATTTTGGAAACAGTTTCGCCGAGCAACGCTGTTTTTAGTGCAGGGTCTCTAACGCCGTTAATGCGAGCACGAGCGTTTTCACGCAGCTTGCCTGCTTTGCGAAGAACTTGATTAGCGTTCTTGGTCGCACCTTTGGCTCTAAGTTGAGCGGCACGGTGCTCATACGCATCTGCTTGTGCGTTCAGATTACGCACAATGGCTGACTCTACCGCGTCTGCCCCAGCCTGCTCGTCGGCCTCGTTAGTGGCCTTCTTGAAGTTAGTACGGGCAATAGTTACTGCCGCACTGGAGTCTTGTACGCGCTGCTGAATTTCAGCAGTGGTGTCGTCCTGCTCCGCAAACGCAATATTAGACGCAACCCCAGTTTTACGATCTGTGCGGCCAAGGCCGGTAGTCGAAGTCTTAACGCCGTAATCAGCGTCCGTAGCATCAAGTTCTTCTTCAGCGCCTTCTGGCTCTATAAATTCTTGGCGGATCGCCTTCTGGGCGGCCTGCTGGGCAGCGCGCTCTTCGCGTTCTACCTGACCACGGGCTGATGCGCGTTGCGCAACACCACCCACACCACCAAGCGGAGCAACACCAGCGATAGTAGCTGCAATGACTTCTTCGTATTCGCGATTGGCTTCTGGGCCAGTAAGCGGAAGATTTGC